GGTTACTTCCACGCGGAAGTTCTTAGCTGGCTCATCCTTTAACAAGGCCAAAGCCTGTGGAATCAACTGTTGGTCTTGCGGGCTTAACTGCCTTGCACCGCTAATCTTGACGATGGTTTCGTCAGTAAAGTGCTTGCAGATAATCTGTGACTTGATGCGCAACAAGTCGGTGGCAAAGTCTACGACTGCGTGTTGCATAGTCTTTAGACGTCCAGCCGCGTTGTTGGACTTAATAATTTGGGCGCCTAATGTCTCATTGGGGTCGGTTTGACCACGTTGGATGTCGGCAATACCCATGATTTCGTAAATCTGACCCTTAACTTGCTCCATGGCCTGATAAGCCATTTGCAGGGCTTGGGCGAATGGTGCTAGGTCTACAAGGTCAATTGCACCGCGCATACCCTGCTTTTCAGCAAAGGCTTGCCAGTTCTTGACCGGTATCAAGGTGTTGTTCTCGCCCTCAGAGAATAGGCGGGCAAGGCTTGGCTCAGATGCGTCGTATAAACCGCGAACCTTCAGTGCGTTGACAAGGCCATCAATACGGTCAGCCAGCGTGTCTAATTGCTTGGCTTGGTCTTGGTACAAAACAAAGTCAGGAACCGGCTCAAGGCTATCTGTAGTGAGCGTGGCATACATTGGCTTGGGGCATGGAAAGAAGCCTTCAAGCTGTAGCGGGTCGTCCTTCTCGTCAAGAATCTCACCCATGGACTTGCTAATCCAAAAGACCTTGCCTTGCTCTTTGTCCCAAATCTCATAAATACAGGCTTGGTAATGCTCGGCGGTCATTTGCTTGTTAGCCCACTTGTCCGACTCAGGCTTGGTGTCTAGTGGTATCTTGCCGCCGACCTCTTCACCGAAACGGTCAATCAGGGCTTGGCGACTCATGTAAACCTTGCGCCAAACTGCGGTTACTTCTTCCCAAGTACGAGCAACAGTATGGCCAAAGTCGCGCCAATGAACATAATCAACAGGAGCGCACTCGTACTCGATTCGTTCCTGCGATTCCAATAGTTCAGCGTTTTCGGTTTCCGCTTCATCTGCGTCCTCAGTAATTTGAACTCCGTTACCTACGTCTTGACCAGCTAAACCGGTGTTGAGGTCGTTTTGCTCTGCAACAATATGTGGCTCGTAGCGAACCCATGCAGTACCGCGCCCACCAAGCAAACGGTCAAATACAGCGTTATCCATAGCGGACTTGTAGTCGCTGTAATGCTCAATCTCATATTCCAAGGCACGTTCGAGCATCATTGATGCTACGCGGCCAACAGGGTCGTTATCTCTGAACCGGCGGCTTACGTCAGGACGTGGCAAGCGGGCAAAGATGGCAGGCTTGATGACCTGAACGTTAGACCATAGGATATTAAAGCGTGCGTTTGGGTTGTTGCGGGTGCGGCTGTCGTCACGATACCGTTTGATGATTCGGGGTACTCGAGCCTCCCACTCCCTGAAAGACTTGTCGTATTGAGCGATGGTGTTGTACCAATCTTCGTAGGTCTTATTCAGGGTGTCGTTCATATCTAATACCTTTGGTGAGTAGTCTTTGGTGTGCTTCGCCACATTTCTTCAAGGGTTACATCCGTTTGACCGACAAATATGCCTTTGAGTGGCTGATTCTGTCGTTCAATTTCAGTCTCGTCTCGCCAAGCAATTGCAAGCATTCGGAACGCATCGGCGCCATGGCTAGTCCAGTCATGTCTAGGTTTGTCCCTGAATACCTTCTTGTCTTCATCGTACTCCCTTTGGTACTGCCGCAAGCACTCTATACCTTCCTGACATTTGATGGCATCAAACCAAGTGCGGGCTAAAGCCATGCGCGTTGCTTGAATACCGTCTTGCAATGACAGATTTGGAACTATTTTAAACAAATTTCCACTTTTTTGGGGTAATTTGTCAATTAATTGTTCAATTATTGACTTGCCACCACTCGCTAGTGTTTTTGCTCGTGCATCGTGCGGCAACCAATGCGTGCCATAAGCATACGGACGTTCTTTAATTTGGTTGGCATAGTAGATAATGGGTTGGCCATGAGCCTCGTGGTAATCCAATATGCGTATCTCGCCATGGACGACCTGATACCACCAAATGGCTGTGGCATCGTTGAACCCCAAGTCCCAAGCAGTATGTACCGGAAACATCGGGTCAGGCTCAACCTTGGTAATCCTGCCGGCATCCGTAAGCAAGCGCAGTTCAGTTCCATATATGGCGCCCAAGATAGCGGCCTCAAAGCTACACTCGAACTCCTGCTGGTACTGGTCGACCGTCATTGACTTTAGGGCATCGTCTAGTTCCGGCTGGGCAATGATGTTAGTTTGGCTGGCACGCAGGGTTTTGCAGAACCAATCTTGCTGGTTTAGATTGGCATACTGGTACACGTCATAAAAAGCGTTGTGACCCTTTGGTGTGCCGATAAATACCGCCCAGCCCATTCTGTCTGAAAGTAGGGGTCTTAGGACGCTACCCCACACACTGGGCTTCATATCCGCGTACTCGTCCAAAATAAGGCCATCAAGGTATAAACCCCGCAAAGCATCAGGATTGTCGGCACCAAATAGCCTGATTCGCGCCCCGTTGATAAGTTCTACCCATAGCTCTGAAACGTTGTGTTTTGCCCTAAAAGGCTCGGAAAACTGCATCACATAGTCAAAAGCGATGGATTTTGCTTGAGCATAGTATGGCGCTATATAGGCATACCGAGCGTTTGGCTTTTTTTCTAGCAATGCCCTGCGTATGAGTTCATTGATACAGGCGACGGTCTTCCCTGCCCTTCGGTGAGCCACAATGACTGCCCAGCGCTGTTTTCTCTTGTGAAAGTCCTCAAAGATTGGGCGCGGGCGGTACTTTAGCTTAATCTTTTTAGGCATCAGCCCAAGTAATACTGATGTCGCCACCGTCTTTGCCGGATACCTCGTTTACCTGAGTTTCCTTCCAGCGGGCGCGAGTCTTGAGCCAAAAGATAGCCGCCGCAGTATTGCCCTTTTTTGCCTGATTAAACAGGGTTCCAGCAATCACAGCGTTGGCATCAATACGACCGTCGTCTAGTTCCTCTTGGTAGTACTTCTTAAGCGTGTCGTCGTTGATTTTTAGCTTTAAAGCAATATCCTCAAACGTCACACCCAGCGCAGAATAGCGACGGACTAGCTCTCTGTTTTCCTTTGTAGGCTTGTGTTCTTTACCTTGTGCCATTTATAACTCCGAAAGTTCAGCTTTCTTACCAGTAAAGTCTTCCCAACGCTTTACGATGACATCGCAATACTTGGGGTCTAATTCCATTAAACGGGCCTTTCTGCCGGTTTTCTCGCAAGCAATAAGGGTTGAGCCGCTACCCCCAAACAAGTCCAACACAACGTCCTGTCCTTTGGTGTTGTTTAGGATTTGGTATTCCATCAGTTCTACAGGCTTCATGGTGGGGTGGATGTCGTTAACCCTAGGTCGCTTGCACTCAATAATGGTGGTTTGCTTACGGTCTGCCGCCCAAAGGTGAGAGGCTCCTTCTTTCCAGCCATAAAGGCAGGGTTCATGTTTCCAGTGATAGTCCTGACGTCCCATGACCATGCTGTCTTTAGCCCATATTAGGCATTGACGTACCTTCCAGCCAGCATCTTTACAGGCGCCCCTAAAGTTATATCCCTCAGAGTCTGCGTGCCAAATGTAGAATACCGCGCCCTGCTTCATTACTGCGTCTGCCGCTACAAAAGCATCACGCAAGAACTGACGAAAAGCGTCGTCCCCCATAGAGTCGTTCTGAATAGTTAAGGCATCTTTAGTTTTGCCTTCATACGCTACGTTGTAGGGTGGGTCGGTAACCAGTATGTCTACCAAACCGTCGGTCAAAGTCTCAACCGCATCGATGCTAGTGCTATCGCCACACATAAGCCTGTGTTCGCCCAAAATATAGACGTCGCCCAGCTTTGTTTTGGGTTCTTTTGGCAATTCAGGAACAGCGTCCTCGTCCGTTAAGCCTTCCGATACTTCCGGCTCAAGCAAAGAATCGAGCATTTTGCTGTCAAAACCTAGGAGTTCAAGGTCAAACCCGTCCTCTTCCAAGTCGGCTACCTCAATCTTTAATAGGTCAATATCCCACCCAGCGTTCATAGCCAGCTGGTTGTCTGCAATGACATAAGCCTTCTTTTGGCTTTCAGTCATATCTTTGAGTTCGATTACCGGTACTTTATTGATTCCCAGCTTGCGGGCGGCCATCAGTCTGCCATGTCCGGCGATGATGCCTTTGGTTCCGTCGACTAGGATTGGGTTAGTCCACCCGAACTCTTTAATGCTTGCGGCAATTTGTGCCACTTGTGCATCGGAGTGGGTTCTTGAGTTTTTAGCGTAAGGGATTAACGCTTCTACAGCGACTTCTTGTATTTGCATGGTTAACCAAGTGATTAGTTAATGATGCTTAAATTGTACAGCTATGCGATGTCCTTCGCAAATTTATTAAACTGCTTCATCAGCATGGCTTTACGCTTTTCGCGTGCCTTTTGATTCTTTTCCAGCGTAGTTTCTTTATGCGGCCTTAATAAACTATCGCCTTTTTTAAATTTTCGGTTCATGTGTTCCATTACATATCCTTCATAGCGTCAGCAATCATTTGTCTGCGGGGCTTCTTGGCGGTTTTGGCCGACTCCTTGAAGTCTTGGGCGGTTGGGCGCCCCTCTTCGCCAGCACGTTTCATACGCTCACCCGAACCCGCCTTGATACGAGCGCGTTTACGGTGAATATTGGCATATAGTCCGTCTTTCATTAGCATTTCCACCTTGCTCTTGCGGCTTTACCACGCTCACCAGTCCAGCCTTTAGACCTTGCACAGAAACTGTCATGTCGTGGGCCACTGGGAGTGGGTGCCTTGAGGTTTGCGTTGTTCTTGCGGTTGTAGGCTTCGCGCCCTGCCGCAGTCATTCCAGCGCCCTCTTCGGTTGATAAATAGTGGCGACCTTTGCCTTTGGTTGTTTTAGCAATAGGCTTATCGTGCTTATCCATTGCCGCACGAATTTGGTCGCGGCGACTCATTACATCTTCTCTTTTTCGTCGCGCTTACCTAAAAAACGACCGTAAGCCTCTTCCAGCTTGGCTTTGCGGGTGCCTTTAGCGTTATCGCGCTCAACGTTCAAAGCAATGGCAACAGCCTGTTTCTTTGGCTTGCCAGCCTTCATTTCTTTTTTAATGTTGACACCAACTGATTTGGCAGAGCCTGATTTATCGAGTGGCATGATGTGTCCTTTACTTTAAAAACTTAAGTTTGTAGGTTGTGGAATTAATTAGGTCTGCAATCTCGTCGATGATGTTTTGCATTTCAGAGTCCTGCGGCAAGTCCATGCGGGCTTCAGAAACAAAGTTTTGCAGGGATTCTAGGTATTTGATTGGGTCGGTCGGTTGGTGGTACACGCTTGGAAACGTGGTCAACTTACCGTATTTGCCCATATAAGACTCAGCCAACTGGTCGACCAAGTCCACAATCTCTTCGTAATATTTGCCGAGCGCTTTGTGCTTTGCATAAGAGTCCGTACTCCAGTGCAAAAAATGGGTATTGGTTGCTGAATGTAGCAACGCGGCCAAAAAGAGTGAGCAGTTTTTTTGCATAGGAAACTCCTGTATTTACGCAATTATATTAGCTTTTTTGCAAAATCCATACGCTCCAATAAGGATATTCGTCAAAAAAATTCAATTCTTGCTCTTCGGTTGGTTTGTATTTTGAGCGGACGAATCTGTTGTATGCCTCAACGTCAAACATAAA